GTCGTTCAAAGAAGTTTGGATTAGGTAATGCGGAAATTGCATCCCTTATCTCCTCAACACGAGCCCAGATCTCATTGAGATCGTCTAATGACGGTCTTTCTAAGGATTTGATTCGCTCCTGTAGGAGTTTTAAGTCAATTTTAAGCTCGCCCACTAACGGTAAGACGACGTAAACGTTCCAAGCTTCCGCTTGGAGGTTGTCATCGTCGAACCACGTATCGATGTTACCACCGTACGTAGAGTCCGGGAGTATGACCATTTCTAGTCTCTTCCGGGCCCTTGCAATAGCAAGCTCGCACTTTGCCTTAAGTGAATCGAACAGGCGTTCACCTATCGCTAGGAGAACACTTTGCGGTACCTCCCTGACCAACCCAGGTTGCCACTGTAGGAGCCATCGAGTTACCTCGAGACCCCATGGTGACCCTGGACGGGACAGGAGGATCGCAAGACCTTGGAGACGTGACTTCGACTCTAACGCGGCTGGCAGCCGTGCTAGTGAACGAAATCCGTAGCCTAGGACCTTAGCTGAAGTACGTAATGTTTCCATTAACGTACCCCGTACGCCAAAACGCGTAAGGATTTGTTCAAGAACCATCGGATCTGCTTTTGCAATCCCGACGGCTAAGAGTGATATTCCTGACACGTCTTTCCCTTTGGCAAAGGTTCGTTTTGCGAACTCAAAGCCTCCGGTAGACGAAATCAAAGATTTCGCCAGCCCATACTCAACCCCTATCTCTAGGAGAAGAGCCTGATACTTCAGGGCCACACCGTGATTTGCGATGACGATGTCATCACCAAGGAGCGCGTAGTCCTTGAAGAACCCATGCAGACCTGTCGCGCGGTACGCCGCGTATTGGACTAGGAAATGGTGGGTCAGGCTAAAAGCAGCCCAGCTGGTCAGGGCACCCATAGGTTGCCCTGCTCCATACACCAACGGTGTATCTGCTCCGGGACCCCGAACCCCTTTAGGGGGTCTGGGTGTTAGGTAGCTCCTCTCAACGAGAAGGGCTGCCCAAATCCTAGCCATCCTCGGTCCAATTAATACCGAGAGAACTGCCTGTTGCAATGCTAACGGGAACCGATCTGTTGCACTGGATAAGTCCAGCGACCAGAATGCGAGATGTCCCAGATTGATTAATCTCTGGGCAGGTCGCATTTGGTCAAATGTCCCATCCGTCTCGAGTTTTCTAAGAATAGAAAACAAGAGATCGTGCAACGGTTTCATTACACATTGCGTCAAGCTATCCACCATGGCAAAGACACGGATCTTACCAGCGGGTTCGACCTTGTAACCTAGTTTCCCGAGCCCCTTCGGGCGGCCGAGACCGGGATATTTAAAAGGGTTGTAGCCGAGTGGAACTTGTTTCCTTATCCACGCGGATACCCTCTCTCCGACGTATAGAATACGGGTTATTGCCCGGTCATCTACGATGTCCAACCACTCCTTCAAATATTTGAAGAGATCTG